CCGATACGCCCTTGGAGGATTGGCCTGAACCGATGCCTGTTTGGGCGGCACAGCCTTGGGACTGTTCTTCTCATAACCACTCTGTTTATGTCTTAGACCGCGCAACACCATGTCCTTGGCTTGCCAAGATTGATGGCGAGTTCTACCCCGCGAAGTATTATTTCACCGTTGATTACACCGAGAATGAGATAGCGGATGATCCAGCGCAGCACAAGCAGAGCCATGTCATGGAGCTTTTAGATGCTGGCAAATGGACTGGAAACATTGTGGCTTTGCCGAATAACCGTGTAAGGGTGACACACCCAGCGTGGTTTGAAACTGGCGAAGGCGCACCAGACTTCAAGCCAAGCCAGCATATCCACTACTCAAAAAGTGATTTAGACTATACGCTTGACGTGAATCAAGTTTTTGACAACCTCTACGCAGGTAAAAAAGATGGCGGTAAGCGGAAGTAAAGATTTTGAACTGGACGTAGCCGACTACGTTGAAGAGGCATTTGAGCGTTGTGGCTTAGAGCTTCGCACGGGCTACGACCTCAAGACGGCCAATCGATCTTTGAACCTGATGCTTGCGGAGTGGGCTAACCGTGGTCTGAACCAGTGGACGATCAACCAGAAGGTGTTGTCGATGGTCAAAGACACGACCTCTTACACGATTGACGCAACTACACCGACTGCAACGATTGACGTGCTAGACGTATTTATTCGTGAGACCTTGGGCGGCGTATCAACAGACGTGCCGCTCACTCGCATGTCGCGCTCCGAGTATGCCAACCTGTCCACCAAGACAAGCACTGGCAAGCCTAATCAATACCTAATCGACAAGCAGATCAGCCCAACCATCACGGTTTGGCCAGCGCCAGATCAAAGCTCAAAGTACGACTTGTACCTAAACGTGCTAAGCCGCATGGATGACGCTGATGCTGGGGCAAACACCTTGCAGATACCGTTTCGGTTTTATCCCTGCTTAGCCGCTGGGCTTGCGTACTATTTGGCACTCAAGCGAGCGCCAGAAAAGGTTGGCATGTTGAAACAACTTTACGAGGAAGAGTTTCAGCGAGCACTGAGCCAAGACGAAGACCGCGCTTCCTTTAGAGTGGCTCCCGATCTTCGTGGGTACAACATCGCGTAATGGCTTTTGCATCCAACAAACGCGCTTACGGCATTTGCGATATCACAGGCTTTCGCTATCGCCTGCGTGACATGAAGATGACTTGGGACGGCTTGCTGGTAGGCCCAGACCAGTGGTCTCCAAAGCACCCACAGCTTATGCCACGACCAACACCGATTGATCCGCAGGCGTTGCAGATTACTCGGCCAGATCAAGCTGCCAACGGGAACGACAACAATTTTTTTACCGTCTACACTAATGTTGGAAATGGTAAATTGGGCACAACTTTGCAAACTTTTGGAATAACCTGTAGTGTTGGCACCGTGGAGGTAACAACGTCATGAGCTTCACATTGGCAACGCTAAAATCGACTGTGCAAGATTACTTGCAGGTCAATGAGACTACGTTCAACAACAACCTGAACACGTTTATTAAGGAAGCTGAGAGCCGAATATTTAAGTTGGTTCAGCTACCAGAGCAACGAAAGAACGTGCAGGGTACGTTGACAGCAAGCAACCGCTTTTTGGCAACACCAAGCGATTTCTTTGCGCCGTTCTCATTGGCGGTTATTGATAGCAACAACAAGTACCACTATCTGGATTTCAAGCATCCGTCATTCATTAAGGAATATAGCCCTACCACGACAACGACTGGCAGGCCCAAATATTACTCATTGTTTGATGAGACAGCCTTTGAGCTGTCGCCTGTACCAGATTCTGGGTATACGGCAGAGCTGCATTATCTGTACAAGCCAGCGTCTTTGACGGCTGGCGGTGATTCAGGTACGACAATTCTGTCAACGGATCACCCTGATCCCTTGCTTTACGGCACCTTAGTTGAGGCTGCTGTGTTCTTAAAAGAAGCTCCTGACGTGATAGCCAACTTCGAGGCTCGGTTCAAGGAAGGCGTCTCTCGGATGAAGAATCTGAGCGAAGGCCGTGGAACGCGAGACGAGTATCGATATGACTTATTGCGTACAGGGGTAACCTAATTGGAACCAATCAAAGAACTTGAAGGCAAGAAAATAGCAATTATCGGTCTGGGAGCCTCTCAGATCGATTATGTAATCGGAAAAGAAAACAGCGTTGAATGGGACGAGGTTTGGTTGATTAACTCAGCCTTGTCGGTTTTTGACTGTGATCGCGTGTTTATGCTCGATCCTGCCAGCCGCTTCCTTGACACCGAAGATGCAGGCAATCAAACCGAGGTGATGCGTAAGCTTTTGCCCACGTTTGACAAACCGATTTATAGCTGCGAACTAGACGAGCGCGTACCTGCGCTGGTTGAGTACCCGCTTGAAGAGGTTATCAAAGACCAACGCTGCGCTTACATGAACACCACGGTAGCTTATGCCTTGGCCTTTGCTGCGTGGAACAAAGTGGGCGAAGTCGATCTGTTTGGCATGGACTTCAGCTACAAAAACAACTTGCACTTCGCAGAGGCAGGTAGAGCCTGCCTTGAGTTCTGGATATGCAAGATGATTGCCATTGGCATCAAGGTTGGCGTAAGCCCAAGGTCTTCGTTGTTAGATCAGAACGTCGATATGCAAGACAGACTGTATGGCTACCATCGCCTGCCTAACCCGAAAATAGCAATGCCAAACCCAGAGGGTGAGTGGGTAGTCTGCAACCGATCAGAGCTGGCGCAGATGGTTAAAAAACACAAATTAGAGACGGTGGAGCTGCCGTCCTCGCCAGAACCGTATAAGGGGTAGTCATGTCACAGGGTGTTTTTCAGATGGGTCAGGTGATGGTTTCGACAACCGATAACCGTGGCCATGATGTAGAATTTTGGGCAAAAGAGACAACAAAGAAGATTTTAGGTATATCGGAAGAGGCTGAGCCGCACATTCGTTTGCAAGCAGAGGCTTTCCGCAATCAAGTTTATACTCTAATATTGATGGGGATGAAGAACGCTATAGCTTCTGACCGAGTTACGATTCGTGGTTTACTTGCGTCTCAGGGGCATGAAGACATGGCAAAAATAATCAAGGAGCTTTGATATGGCCATCACTTCCGCAATTCCTACTAGCTTCAAGCAAGAGCTTTTGGTTGGGACTCATAACTTTACAGCTACCAGTGGCAACGCTTTCAAGCTTGCGCTCTACACGTCTAGCGCGACCCTTGGTGCTGCTACTACAGCATTCACCACGACGGGCCAAGCCAGCGGCACCAATTACACGTCTGGCGGCGCTACGGTTACATCGGTAACTCCAACGACCTCTGGAACAACTGCGGTGTGCGACTTTGCCGACCTTACGTTTGGCACAGCCACTGTCACAGCTCGCGGTTGCATGATTTACAACGACACTCAGTCCGACAAAGCGGTTGCGGTCATAGACTTCGGTGGTGACAAAACCAGCACGGCTGGTGACTTCACTGTTGTATTTCCTAGCCCCACGGCTACTGGCGCAATCATTCGGTTGGCGTAATGGCTTATGCCGCTACAAACACTAGATTTTCAACCGGGCATCGACAAGGAAAGCACCGACTACGCGGCTAAAGGCGGCTGGGTAGACGGCAACCTTGTCAGATTTAGAAAAGGTCGTGTCGAAAAAGTAGGCGGCTGGAAAAAGCTTGGCACAAACTTTTACTTAGGCACAGGTCGTGCCCTTCACTCTTGGATCAGCCTTGGTGGTGTGCGCTACCTTGGCGTCGGCTCGACGTTTAAGTATTACATCGAGGAAGGCAGCACTTACTACGACATCACACCAATTAGGGCAACCACATCCGCTGGCGATGTCACGTTTGCCGCAACCAACGGCTCTTCAACCATTACGGTTACCGACACTTCTCACGGCGCGGTGACCAACGACTTCGTGACGTTCAGCGGAGCGGTCAGCCTTGGCGGTAACGTGACAGCGGATGTTTTGAATCAGGAATATCAAATATCTCTAGTTACTGGCACAAACACCTACGAGATAACCGCGAAAGACACGTCTGGAGCGACAGTCACAGCTAACGCATCTGACAGCGGAAATGGCGGTTCAAGCGTGGTTGGTGCCTATCAAATCAATGTAGGGCTAGACACTTTCGTCAAATCGTCTGGCTGGGGCGTCGGCACTTGGGGCGCTGGCGGCTTTGGCTCTGCATCGTCAATCAGCGCGGTGAACCAGCTCAGGCTGTGGACGCACGATAATTATGGCGAAAACCTGATCATCAACCCTCGCGGCGCAGGCATTTATCGTTGGGTCGAAAACAACGGAACCAGCGTTAGGGCGCTTGAGCTTTCTGGCATTAGTGGTGCCAACTTAGTTCCAACAGTGGCGCTTCAGGTGGTTACGTCAGAGACAGACCGACACTTGGTCGTTCTTGGCGCAGACCCAATCTCTGGCAGCAGCAGGACTGGGGTGATTGATCCCATGTTGGTGGCGTTCTCAGACCAAGAGAATGAGCTGGACTTTGAGCCAAGAGCTACCAATACAGCGGGTTCTTTACGGCTATCCTCTGGCTCTTTCATTGTCGGCGGCATCAAGTCTCGTCAAGAGATCCTGATTTTTACCGACACCAGCCTCTACAGCATGAACTTTATCGGGCCACCGCTTACCTTTGCGATCAACTTGATCAACGAGGGTTCTGGCCTGTTGTCGCCCAAGTCTGCCGTAAACGCACCAAACGGTGTGTTTTATGCCAGCAAGACAGGGTTTTACTTCTACAGTGGTTCAGTCAAACGCCTGCCTTGTACCGTGCAAGAGTACGTCTTTGAAGACTTAGACTTGGAGCAGGCGTTCAAGTGCCACATGGGAGTGAACACAGAGTTCAGTGAGATATGGTTCTTCTATCCAAGCCTTGCAGACGGCACTGGCGAGATCAGCCGATACGTCATTTACAACTATGAAGAAAACCACTGGTCAGTGGGAAGCTTGATTCGTTACGCATGGCTTGATGCAGGCATAGAGGATCTACCGTATGCCACTGCAACCAGCAGCTCTCAGCAATGCGTATTCGAGCACGAAAGTGGTTTCGATGACTACGAAGACGCGATGACTGGCGTGTTTATTGAAAGCGCCGACTTGGACATATCGTCTGGGGATTCGTTCACTTTCATAAAACAGATCATCCCTGATATGAAGTTTGTCACTGAATCTGAGGTTAGCACAGATCCTGCGATGAACATTGTGCTCAAGAGCAGGGATTATCCCGGCCAGAGCTTGACAACCGACTCTACTACGCAAGTTACGCCAAGCACCACGTTCAACAACGTGCGGACACGGGCGCGACAGGTAGCGTTTCGGTTTGAAAGCGATGATGACAACACAGCGGCTGACCAAAAGGGTTATAAATGGAGGCTTGGCTCTACAAGAATCGACATCCAGCCTAGCGGCAGACGTGCATGAGCAGGTTACTTGAGACTCGATTACCCTTTTCTCAGGGTGATTCTGTCAGCTCAGACACGTTTAACCGGCTGGTTCGCATCTTAGAGTTAAACCTTGGGGCGGTAGATTTCACCATCTCTCCCCACTTTAACGCGACTGAAATCAGTCAGCTTCAGTTTGCAACGGGTAGTATAATCTTCAATACTACCAACCAAATACATCAAGCGTTTGATGGCACTGCTTTTCGAGACCTATATAGCCATCAAACTTACCCAACAGGACTGGCGATCACCGCTGGCGTTGGGGCTGTAACCGTGAGTACACCATAATGGATGCAATGCTTCAGAGTCGAATTCAGAACTTAATTGGCGATGATATGCCAATGGGTATTGAGCAATACGCAGAGGGGGGTGAAGTTGACCTACCGGCTGAAATGATGATGGCAAAGCCTGCCGCAGAGATGATGGCACCGACATCAAACGAAGATCTTGAACAAGCAATCGGCGCTTTGATGCGTGAGCGCGATATGTCAGACGATCCAGTGGAAAGACAAATCCTAGAAGGGATGACTGAAAACGTCGCGGCGGCGAATCAGGCTCCGATGGCGGAGCAGGCGATGATGCTTGCTGAGCAAGGTAGGGGTGGAGACACCCAGTTAGCTCACCTGCGCGTCGGTGAGGTGGTTTTGCCCCCAGAGGCGTTTGAAGACGCTCAGTTTGAGGCCGCTGTCGGTCGAAAGTTTGAAGAACTCGATTTAGACCCAGAGGCTTATGTTGTTGGAGCGGGTATTGCAAGTCTTAACCCCGTGACTGGGTTAGAGGAATTTGGTTGGTTTAAGAAGACGTTCAAAAGCATTAAGAAGGTTGTTAAAAAAGTTGCGCCTGTTGCCATGCTGATTCCCGGTGTTGGAACCGCTCTTGGCGCTGCGTTAGGCGGTATTGGCGGCTTGGCTGGCACAGCTCTGGGCAAGGTCGGTTTGGGAGGTGTGGCAAAAACTATTGGCGGCTTAGCGGGTACTGCCTTAAAAGGTGTTGGCAGTTTAGGAATACCGGGAGTTTCATCTATTGCAGGAGGCGCTTCGGCAGGCAGCTTCACCGCTCCTTTTTCCAGCCTCAGCGGTCTTTCTGGCACAGCTAAACTGAAAGCGTTACTTGGTGGTGGGCCGCTAGGAAGTGCAGGCTCTACTTACTTCGGTGGCCCCGCTTCTGGCAAGGGTCTTGCGAATGTGCTTGGTATAGGAAGTGGTTTAAGCCCAGCACAGCAAGTTCAGGCGTTGCAAGCCAATCCTCAGACGGCTCCTGCTGTCGCCCAAGTAATTATGAATGGCGCGACAAATCCAACTCAAATACTTAACGCCTTGGGCGTTCAAACGGGGGTTGGGTCTCAACTTACAAATTTAATCTCTGGTCAAGGCGGTATAGCGAGCTTAACGGGCAATACTGGCGGTATTTTAGGTCGGCTGGGCGGTCTTCTCGGCGGCAGCGGCAGCGGCAGCGGACTAGGCGGCTTGGGAACACTGGGCGCTGTCGGCGCTGCTGGCTTGCTTGGCAAGCTGGCTTATGACGAAGCCAAGAACAGAAAAGGCGTGGCCTTGACCCCACTCACTCAAGAGGGATCAACTGGCCGATACAACATCGAAGCCGAGATTGCACGGCGTACGGGCCAACCTGCACCCAATCCTGTCGAGTACGGTTTGTTACCAACGGGAACAATACCAACGCTAAGCGGCGGCAGGGCAACTCCTGAAACTGTTGAGGCAGATCCCGTAGGCGTTACTGACCCCGCGATGGAAGAGACCCCTGTCATGGCCAGATACGGCGGCGCGATCATGTCAGCCAGAAATGGTGGTTACGTTATGCCCATGGCTTACAAGAAGGGCGGCAACGTGTCTACCGAAGACTTTGAGCGCATGAATGGCGGCATCAACGGTGAAGGAACAGAAACCAGCGATGATGTCCCAGCCATGCTGTCGGACGGCGAGTTTGTCATGACAGGTCAGGCGGTTAGGGGTGCAGGAGCTTTTGACCTAGCACAAGGGGATGGGGGAATTATTACCCTGACACCCAACGGCAGTGAAAACCGTGACGGTGGCACAGCACTTATGTACGAAATGATGGACTTGTTTGCCGAGTTTGCAGATAAGCCCAAGTCAAAGAGGGGGAAGGCAGCATGAGCATATTAACCCCCGGACAGCTTTCTCGCGTTAGACGGTTTCAAGAAGGTGGCTCAGCGGATCAGATAATGTCATCGTCTGAATATCAAGACGCCTTGCAAAGATACCAAGACTCTCAAGGGCAGGATCAAGAAGCTGTGACAGGATGAGTGTATCTCTGACTTGCTTTACCTTGATCTTGCTTCCTGTAAGAAAAACAATCAAATCCATATAATGACAGGCCTCGCCAATAATCCTTCCTCCCCCAATGGCCATATCATGTACCCAAACATTTGATGGAATAAATCCTGCATTCATAGTGGCGATAATATTCATTTGTGAA